TATCTAAAGTATTGATTACCAACTGCACCATAGGCACTGTTTAACGCAATCTTTCTTGCCCATTGAATGTTATGACATCTTGCAATTTCTTTATCTAGAGTTTTATCTCCAGTCATTTCTTTTTTCTTTTTAGCATCTAACATTCTTTTCTTGTATATAACTCGTTCTTTATACATTGTTTCCATCATCTCAGGTAAGAACCCTTGACTGTCTGTTTTAAACTTTGCACCGTTTGGAGTTATACAAGCACCCTCTGTTTCTAGATAATCTAAAGGAGTTGTACCTTTTAAAAATCTATCTACAGAAACACCTGATGATGCTACACCTATAATCTTTTCTGGTGAAATATTATATTGAATAATAATATGAGGATATAGTGAGTTAATATCAAACGAAACAACCCACTTATATAAACCGGGTCTAGGTTCTTTTACATAAGCACCAACATATTTTGATTCTTTTACTTGGTCTTCTCTTGGTGGTACACATATCTTTTTCTTCATTAGATGATTAGCAATCAAAGTATCCCATACTCTTACTTGAGAAAATATATCATCATAGTTTACTTTACTTTCGTATGCGACAGTCAAACTCAAATCAATAAGACCTAATTTATCTTCTAAAGCATCCACAAGTTCAACATCTTGAATATTATAATCAACAAACTTTTGATAGTCTTTCTCATAAAACTCTTTAAAAGTATCAAAAGGATTTTCATTCTTGTTTTGACCCAATTCAACTTCACCTATATGGTCAAGTTTGTAACTCTCCTGTCTTGTAGGTATAAACCATTTATATAAATCTAAGTAATCAAGCATAGTAATACCAAATAAGTGATAAACAGTCATAGGTTTACCTCTTACTTCTATTTCTTCTCTATCAATAAGTTTCCAAGGAGACATTTTGTTTATGACTTTATCGCCATGTAAGTATCTTATTCTATTCATTAAATATGGAAGGTCAAAGAATTTAGTATTCCACCCGGTAATAATGTCTGGATAATTCTTAGTCCAGAAAACCATAAATTGCATTAACAATTCATTTTCATCTTTACATTCTACATAGGTAACATCATCTCTATCGTGGTAATATTTACCAACACCCCAAGTTATAATATTTTTATTAGATTGATTTTTTATCGTAATACAAATCAACTGCTCCATAGGATTTTCTACGTCAGGAAATCCTGATTCGCAAGTTGTTTCGATATCTAAAGTAAATATTTTAATATATTCTTTTGAGTAGTCAATCTGATTAGGATATTCTTGACCAATATATTGATAGTGAAATCTTTCTAAACCAAAAACTGGTGAATTTTGAGTAGCATACTCTCTTCTAAATCTTCTAGCATCTGATATAGAATTAAGTTTTATAGGTTTTAGATTTTGACCTTGTAAGGTTTTGTATTCTGATTCTTCTTGTGATAGCACATACAGTGTAGGACTAAAATCTAACTTCTCAGTATAGTCTTCACCATTAAGCACACCTCGAATAAGAAGTTTACCTCTATGCACAATCACATTCTTATAAAAATTCATAATATAATATAACTTATTTTTTAATCTTTGTCAACCGGTGGCAATCTCTTTGATAAACAAAATGTTCTATTAGGATTAACAGATGCATTAAATAATCTTATTGTTTCACGGTTTAATAATAAATCAGAACTTGACCTAGGTCTTTCATCTAATCCAAACTCAACGTCCTTGTATACAAACCCATTAAATGCTAAATCTAATAGGATAGTTGGTCTAGTTTCACTTGGTTCTTCACCTTCAGCATTTGCTCTAAAAACTTTAGATTCTCCGTGTTTAGGTTCGGTATAGGATTTACCATTATATTTCCAAGACACAGTTTTACCTTTTACTTTAATATCTTCTGCATGAAATGAACATGCTTTAGCACCGTTACCTGTGTCCAACTTTGCTCTTATTTTACCAAAACCTTCAATCTCCATAGTTTCTAACCAACCTGCTTCTATTAGTGATTGTCTATCCCAATGTTTTCTCTCTAATATCCATTTTATAACATTATCTGTTAACTTATCACCTTTAATAGAACCACTATTTTTAGCATCAGAAAATGGGTCTTCATATGAATAACTTTCATATTCTGCACCTGTACCGGGTGAACCATTTACTTCTAGTATATATGGTTTATTTTTATAAATAATATGGTCAACACCACAAAGATATGCTTTTGATGCCCTACTTGCTCGTAGTATTAAATCAATCTCTTCGTCTGATAACTTATATGGTTTTGCAGTTGCACCTCTATGTGTGTTTGTTCTAAAGTCATCACTACCTTGTACACGTTCTGTACTTGCAAATATTTTATTATCTACTACAAATGTTCGTATATCAGAATCACTTGGCATATATTCTTGTAATAATAATTCTGCACCGTGTTTCCATAATGCTTGAATTGTAGAAACAAGTCCATCATAACTGTCAACTTTAACAACACCAATACCTTGTGTACCCGTAAGTGTTTTTACTATAACAGGAAACTTTTTAATGCCACCAATCATTTCTAAAGCATCATCTATATTTTTTTCATTTGATATAAATGCAGTTTTAGGTGTTGGTATATTAAACTTTTCAAATAATAATGCTGAAGTAAGTTTGTTATTACATGTTAACATAGCATTTCTAGTATTACACATAAAAGAACCAGAGTTTTGAAAAGCAGATATAATAGATAATCCTGCTTCATCTTCTACTGCACCTGCTCTTGTAATACAAACAGTATCTTTACCTATAAATGTATGCTCACTATCTTCACCATCAAAATTATAAACAGTTAAAGTATTTTTTTCTTCATCTTTACCTGTAATAATAGCATGTCGTGTTTCTATAATGACACACTTAACATTTAACTTTTCACAAGATTTTGCGATATAATCTACAGTAAGTTCTTTATCTTCTTTACCACCAACTTTTCTTTTTTTAATGTTAGGGTTAGTTTTTGTAATTACTGCAACAGTTATAGGTTTACTATTTCTTGCTAGTGTTTGCTCACTTAAAAAATCTTTGAATTTTGGTATATGCATTATTCTCCATTACCTTGACTTTTTCCTATATTATATTTAGCAGATAAGTTCCAATCGTTTTTTTCTTTGAAGTGTAATATTTTAATTTGACTTAATGGTGCCCTTTGATTTACAACTTTATTGGTATCTAATATTTCTATAAGTTCCCAATCAGCAAGTAATGTTGCTATTGTATTTCTTCTTTCAATATCATTCTTAACTAAACTTGCTGGTTTACCATCAAGTGCAAATAGTTCTTTAAAATGTGTTATAAAATATCTACCTTGTTTATGTAGAATATGACACGATTGATATAGTGTTCTGTCTTTTCGACTTGCAACACCTATTCTTGTTAATGTTTCTCTTATCTTTAGGAAATCATCTGGTTGTTTTATTGTTACTTCTAACATATCGTTAGGTGTCCAGTTCACCTGTTCACTTCTTAATTCACTCATTTTTTCCCACCTTTATCTAATCTTTTCTTAATAGTTTCAATTTGTTCTTTAGATAATATATTCAGAGCAGTCTTTGCCTTTTCATTACTATAACCATAATACTCTTTAATATAATCTAAGTTTTTCAATTGATTTGATTTTAACCACTTGCCACCAAATCGTTTCTTCTTTCTGATACTATTTATGAAAAAATTAAATTGTAGTTTCTTCGGTAAGAAATGAAACCCGTTCATCTCATTAGATTGCATTAACGTATCATAATGCATAGATAAGCACTTATTAATTATAAAAGGTGGATATTTTCTTTCCCAATCTGCGTCATCAGAATCTAATAAGTTCTTTTTTGAAAAATTAATAGCATTGAGGTAATCTTTTAATTGATAACTCATTTGAATTTACAATTTGCCATCATTTCAGTAAGACAAGCAACCATATTAATTTCTTGGTCTGCAACAAACGCCGACTTATACTGATAACCAGCAAGTATTAATATTGCTTGAGGTATTGATTTAGCATCTAAACTCTTTTCTAGATTATCATAGATACTTCTAAACAGTTGTGTAGGTTCTTTGTCAATATTTGTAACAACCCACTTTCTCATATCATTATATCTTTTCTCTTTTATAGATGATATTAGTTGTTTAATATTAACTTCAGATAAATTGTAAAGTATACCACTGTCAATTTTACCTCTAACAGAGTATCTTTGTAATTCATTTATAGTTCTTCTAAAGTCAGGAAAGTATTTCATTATTAATTCTGATAATACTTTGTTATCAAAACCTACATCTTCACCCTTTAATATAACAGATAATCTTTTCATAAATTCAACTGCAAGTATTTTCTTTTGACCATTTACAATTTTAAAATCCACCACTGTGCAACGACTGTGCAAAGCAGGTAGTATTTTGTTCTTGTAATTGCAAGTAAAAATAAATCTACAGTTTTTATGATATGTTTCTATAAAGTTTCTTAATGCTGGTTGCACTGATTCTGGGTTCATATAATCTGCTTCATCTATAATAACAATCTTATGGTTGCTATCACCATTTAATGATACAGTTGATGCAAAGTCTTTTATCTTATTTCTTAATACATCAATTTGTCTACCCTCGTCAGAACCATTTATGATTATGTAATCACATTTTAATTCTTCACACAATGCTCTTGCTACTGTGGTCTTACCGGTACCAGCACTACCGGACAATAGTAAGTTTGGTATCTCACCTTTTTTAGAAAACTTTGAAAAAGTATCTGCTAAATCTTTTGTTAGTATACAGTCCTGTATTGTTTTAGGTCGATACTTTTCGACCCATAAAAATTCTTCCATAATATAAACCTCAAATTAATTAAAAATACTATCATTCTCAACTGCAATCCAATATTGTATTTGTTTAGTTCTACCAATAAAATGTGCTAAACCTTTTTGTGAGATTGCTACGTCATAGTCATCTTCTATTTGTTTGAAGTTTTCCATTCTAAAATATACAGTAAAGTTTTTATCTGTATCACCTAACTCTACAGAGTATTGATTAGATGATGCATTCTTTTTATCAGATGCAGTTATAGTCATTTTACCTTCAGCACCTTTTAATGCTATGTCAGGTAATGCTAAAGAGTTAGCACCTTTCATTAATCTTTCAAACTTCTCTTTTGTGAATTGAAAAGTAACATATCTATCTGGTAGTTCTATTGTTTTAGATGGTGTTACTAATACTGATTCAGGTGAAAAGAAATATTTAATTGATTGTTTATACTTTTCATCATTAACAGTAACATATTGACCACCATTAAACTTTAGTTCAGGTTTCTCAAATAGTTCTAGTGAACGAAGAAACTCTGGTAATTTATATATACCAAATTCTTGTTCAAAGTTCTCATCAATTGTTGCTTCTGCTAAAACATTCTTCAACGTAGATATTGTACGAATTGTTTTACCTGGTTTTACTAAAATGTTCTCATTAATCTCAGAAAAGTTTTTGAGAACAGAAAGTGTTTGGTTACTTACCTTCATCTTCACTCCTATCATAATTTATTAATAATGTAATGTAATGTATTGCTTTGAATAAATCCATTTTATTGTTACCATGTTTTTTACCATAACGACACACATATTTGATAGCATTTGCTTGAGCAAATTCACGACCAATATTCAGTTCTTTAAATATGTCTTGAATTTGAAACCCACTACCACTATCAGAGTAGTGTTGGTTATAAGTTGATTTAATATAACTTATTACTTCGTTTAATGTTTTATCTTCATTGTATTTCATAATTTACTCACTATATAACAAAATTACTATTATGTCAAGTCTATAATGTAATCTTTTAATAAATCACATGCATCATTAAATGCAACGGGTTTAAAAACTATTTTATTATCAGATGAAACATTGTTCTTATATGATAATTGATATTGAACAACATATCTATCTGTAACACCATTTAAATTATAACCTCTATGAAATCTACCTAAATTTACAAGAGTAGGATGTTGTGTATCATATTTAGATTCACATATAAAATTACATTTGTTTTCATCTACACTTTGATAAGTGTGTTTTAAAAAGTCGTTATGATACAAATTATCTTCTTTTTTTGTAAA